CATCTTGGATTGCTACAGGCAATTAAGTTAAAAGATTTTTAAACAGGAGTAGTGACTTATGGGATCACCCAATGGCGGTATAGTAGGAGTAATCAATCCAACATCGTTTGGTAAGTGTACTGTCACATCTAAAACATCATCAAGTCCATTAACCACGCAACCTGGAACTAGAATAGTTTCTGCTTTAGTAGTTGCTGGAGGCGGAGGTGGTGGTTTAAACACAGGTGGCGGAGGTGGAGCAGGTGGTTATAGAACTTCTTGTTCAATTTCAGTTTGTGGAGCAACAGGATATCCAATTACAGTAGGAGCGGGAGGAGCAGCCGGAACTCCTAGTCCAGTGTCAGGAGGTGATGGATCTTCTTCAATATTTTCAACAATTACATCAACAGGTGGAGGAGGTGGAGCAGGAGGTCCTTCAACTGGTGGATCAGGTAGACCGGGAGGATCTGGAGGAGGTGGATCTCAAGGATCAACAGCAAAACCAGCGGGGACAGGAAATACTCCGCCGGTAAGTCCATCTCAAGGAAATCCAGGTGGAGATGGTTTTGAAGCTACACCAGCAGCTCCAAATAATTATCAAGGTGGAGGAGGAGGTGGAGCTTCTGCTTCAGGAACTTCAGGATCTCTTCCTAGTCCAGCTGGTCCTGGTGGAGCAGGTTCTCCAAATAGTATTTCAGGAGCAGCAATATCTTATGCAGGTGGAGGAGGAGGTGGATCTTACTTACCTAGTGTTGCTGGTGGAACTGGAGGAACAGGTGGTGGAGGAGCAGGAGCGTCTGGACCAAGTGGACCAGCAGGAACACCAGGAACAGCTAACACAGGTGGTGGAGGTGGTGGTGGAGGTGGAAATGCAAATGGCGGAATCGGCGGTTCAGGAATCGTGATCGTAAAAGAATTAAACAAGGCAAGTGGTGTTTGGAATTTACAATCTCAATTTAGTGCACAGAAACAAGGAACGTGGCCGAAGCCATTTGTTTCAGTTGACGTAGATTATTTAGTAGTAGCTGGTGGAGGTGCAGCTGGAATAATGGGATACGGAGGCGGTGGAGGCGGAGCTGGAGGTTTTAGAACTTCATTTCCAGGAGGAACAAAATTAACTTTATCAGGATTTGGAGGAGCTACTTATCCAGTTACAATAGGAGGAGGTGGAACAGGAGTACCTTCAGCTGCATCGCCACGTCCTAGAGGTGGTTCAGGAACAGATTCTATATTTTCAACAATTACAAGTGCAGGTGGAGGAGGTGGAGGATCAGGAGATAATCCATCACCAACATCAACAGGTGCAGCAGGAGGTTCTGGAGGTGGAGGAACAGGTTTTACTGGAAATGCAGGTGGAGCAGGAAACACACCACCAGTAGCACCCCCACAAGGAAATACAGGAGGAACTGGAGGATCGGGTCCAAGTGGTTTTGGAGGTGGCGGAGGCGGCGGAGCAGGAGCTGTTGGAGGAAATTCTTCTGGTTCTGTAGGTGGTAATGGAGGAGTAGGATCTTCAAACGTAATTTATGACAGTCCAACAGTTGGAACACCAGGTCCAGCACCAGGTAGATATTATGCAGGAGGCGGAGCAGGAGGATTAAATAATCCAGGTACACCAGGTACAGGTGGTGCTGGAGGTGGAGCATCTGGTGCAGCTGGCCCAACTAATACTCCTGGTATAGCAGGTACTGTAAATACAGGAGGAGGTGGGGGTGGAGCATTTGCAAGTGCACCAGGAACTATAACTAGTGGAGCAGGTGGATCAGGAATTGTAATTATTAGAGCACCAGGATCAGCAGGACTTGCAGCAAGTCCAGGAACAAACACAGTTACAACATTACCGGCACCAGCTGGAGGTTGTAAAGTGGCTACATTCACGGTTTCTGGAGATTTAACAATAAGTTAATTCACTCTTTACAAATCCTATAAAAATTAATATATAGTCATTAGAATGAATTTACAGAATTACTATTACTATTTTCAAAGTGCACTTACACCTAGATTTTGTGATGAGTTAATTAAATATGGAATATCACAACAAGAACAATTAGCTCTTACTGGTGGTCAAACAACTAAAATTAATGAAGGTAAACCACTTGATGATAAAGATATAGTAGATTTAAAAAAGAAAAGAGATTCAAATATCGTTTGGCTTTCAGATAGATGGATCTATAAAGAAATTCAACCATTTATTCATCAAGCAAATCAATTAGCAGGATGGAATTTTGAATGGTCATTTAGTGAAGCATGTCAATTTACAAAATATAAATTAAATCAATTTTACGATTGGCACTGTGATTCTTGGGAAACTCCATATGCAAATCAAGATAATAAAGATACTAATGGTAAAATAAGAAAATTATCCGTTACTTGTAGTTTGTCAGCACCAGAAGATTATGAAGGAGGTGAATTAGAATTTGATTTTAGAAATACAGATCCTGATAAACCAGCAATAAGAAAATGTGCTGAAATTAAACCAAGAGGATCTATTGTTGTATTTCCATCTCACGTTTGGCATCGTGTTAAACCAGTTACAAAAGGAACAAGATATTCATTGGTTATTTGGAACCTTGGATATCCATTTAGATAATATGGCAAAAACAGATCAATTAAACTCATCAATTTATTTTAGTACACCAATATATTCTATTGAAATACCTGAGTGGGTAAGTCATGTAGATAAAGTTTGTGATAAATATATTAAAGCAGCTAGAGAAAATAATAAAAAAGCAATTAAACAACGTGAAAAAGAATTAAGTAAAAAAATAGGTGATTTTTCAATGTCACACCACAGTACATCTTTAGTAGGAGATCCTGATTTAAAAGAATTTCAAGAATATATAGGTTCAACTTCATGGAATGTTTTAGATCATATGGGTTATGATTTAACTAACTATGAATTATTTTGGACTGAATTTTGGGTTCAACAATTTGCAGAAAAAGGAGCTGGACATCATACTCCACATACACATTATGATAATCATATTAGTGGTTTTTACTTTTTAAGATGTTCTGAAAAAACATCAATACCAGTATTTCATGATCCAAGACCTGGTAAACTAATGACACAATTACCTTTAAAGAATGAAAAAGAAATTACGTTAGGAACTGATAAAGTACATTATAAACCTAAACCAGGAACAATGATATTTATTCCAGCTTATTTAACACATGAATATATCGTAGATGCAGGAATTGAAGATTTCAGATTTATACATTTTAATTTACAAGCTGTAAGAAAAATGATTACTGATACAGTAAGAACACAAACTAAAAAGGAGAAAAAATGAGTTTTAAAAAAGATAAGTATGTAGTTATTAAAGAAGCGATATCAGAAGATCTTGCTAAGTTTTGTTATGATTATTTCATGATGAAGAAAACAGTAGCACGTACAATGTTTGATAATAAATATATTTCACAATTTACTGAATACTTTGGTGTATGGAATGATGCTCAAGTTCCAGATACCTATTCACATTATTCTGACATTGTAATGGAAACATTACTTGTCAAATTACTTCCAGTAATGGAAAAAGAGACATCTCTTAAATTAAATCCCAATTATTCTTATGCTAGGATTTATAAAAAAGGAGATGTCTTACATAAACACAAAGATAGATTTTCATGCGAAATTTCTACAACTATGCACTTAGGTGGTGGTTGTTGGCCAATATATTTAGAACCAGATGCATCATTAGGTGGTGTAGATGAAAAGACAGGTAATTACAAAGCATCAAAATCTAAAGGTGTTAAAGTAATGTTACAACCTGGTGATATGTTAGTTTATAGAGGAAATGAATTAGAGCATTGGAGAGATAAATTATCTTTTGATGACTGTGGTCAAGTATTCTTACATTACAATAATGTTGAAACTAAAGGATCTAAAGAAAATATATATGATCGTAGACCTCACTTAGGGCTTCCGGCTTGGTTTAAAAAGTGATATACTTTTATTAAGTAGGGAAATAAACCACCTTTCCACACCTTATTTCTCTACTTCTATACTTAACACTCAACCTATTTTATAATGGTTATTAAATTATGCCATTAAAAAAGATACCACTACCTTCAGGTTTTGATAAAAATGATACTGCATCACAAGCAGAGGGACGCTGGATTGATGGAGATAACATACGTTTTCAATATGGATCACCTGAAAAGATAGGTGGATGGGCACAAATTAGTTCAGATATAATAGTCGGCGCAGCTAGAGATATTCATTCTTTTGTTGATTTAACTGGAAGACGTTACGAAGTTATTGGTACTAATAAAGTTTTATATGTTCTCTTTGCTGATGAGTTTTACGACATTACACCCTTAGGAACAGCTCTTACAAGTTGTACTTATACATCAACTACAGGATCTACAACAGTTACAATTAATAAAACAGCTCATGGTTTAAATCCTGGAGATTTAATAAAGTTTACAAGTGTAACAACACCTGGTCCAACTACAACAAGTTTTACATCTGCAAATTTTGAAACAAATACTTTTGAAGTAAAAACAGTTCCAACAACAGGAACTTTTACTATTACTATGCCTGTTACAGAAACAGGTACAGGAGTTACTACAGGTGGAACAATAACAACTAATCCTTATGTTATTATAGGTCCTACTATCTCAACTTTTGGTTATGGATGGGGGGCTGGTTTGTGGGGTAGATCTACTTGGAACACACCTAGAACTACTTCAAACACAGACATCGATGCAGGCTCATGGTCTTTAGATAATTTTGGAGAGATATTAATAGCAACCATTAAAAATGGTCCTACTTTTGAATGGGATCCTAATGCAGGAGCAGGAGTTAACACACGTGCAACTATTATAGCAGGTAATCCTACTAAGACAGTTTTAACAAGAGTATCGGATAGAGATAGACACTTAGTTCATTTTGGGACAGAAACAACTATTGGATCTCCTTCAACTCAAGATCCAATGTTTATAAGATTTTCAGATCAAGAAGATATAGAAATATATGAACCAACTTCTACTAATACAGCGGGTACATTTAGATTAGATAATGGAAGTAGAATTGTTACTGCTGTAAAGGGTAAAGATTACATGTTAGTTTTAACTGATCAGGCTGCATATACAATGCAATTTGTAGGTCCACCTTTTACATTTAGTATTAGACAGGTTGGATCTAATTGTGGATGTATTGGTCAACATGCTGCCGTGTTCGTTAATGGAGCTGTATTCTGGATGGGTGATTCTGGTAATTTTTTTATATTTGATGGTACAGTTAAAACATTACCTTGTTCTGTAGAAGATTTTGTATTTACTACACAAGGAGACAACTTAGGTATTAATTTTACACAAGGAGATACAGTATTTGCTGGACACAATAGTTTATATACAGAGATTAATTGGTTTTATTCAAAAGCAAATTCAAATCAAACAGATAGAGTGGTAACTTATAACTATGAAGAACAATCTTGGTCTACTGGTACACTTGCAAGAACAACCTATGAAGATGCGGTTG